AGATCCGACCCACCACCACGTTTTGAGAACGTGGAAACTATAATATCAACAAGAATACCACAACAACAATGACCACGCCAATGGCCCAACTGTAGTCCTCATTCATTCGTTGTCCTTCCACGCCTTCAACTCGATCATGGCATACAACAACAGGGCCACTGCGATTATAGAGAACATGATCAACATGATTAATTATAACCTTTTACTACCTTGCCGTCAATCTTGGGATTGCCTCGTGCAACCACATTTTCAAGTCGGCGATTGCGATCTCTTTCGGCCGGCAATAGGCCACAACCCAACCTTGCCCACTCGTCTTCGGAGTAGTAGTACTGATCCACGGGTGGTTTCTTTTGCTGTTCCACGATTATCATATTTACCTTGTCATTTGGTGGGCCTTGTTGGATTCGAACCAACCACCGAGCGATTATGAGTCGCTAGCTCTAACCGAATGAGCTAAAGGCCCTGATTTTTAGTATAACATCAAGGCTGATAGTTGTCAAGGAACTGTTTGAGATTTCCATACAAATTAACCATAACAGCTTCTTTGGATCCAAAAAACACTATTTTTTTAGGTATGCCTTTGGTGGCCGAAATATAATAAGGCATCTGCATTTTTCTATCTAAATCTAGGATCACATGTTGATTGAATTGATGTGGGTCAGGTATGGCAAATTCATAACGAGACAAATCCAATTCTTCGGTAAACACACGATACCCGGGTCCAGTCAGTCGCATACCTCCAGTTTTTCTTATGTTGAACCACCAGGTGTGCATGGCCCGCTTGACCGTGATGCCAGATTCTGGATCCAGTTGTTTTACCAGTTGTTCGGTAAGTTGCTTTTTGTCACGCACATCAAGGATAGATCTGATCACCGGATTTCAACAGTACCACAGTAAACCGGTCGGTTTTGAATTGCGAGTTGAGTTTGCGTGCCAGATTTTTGGCATGGCCTGGATTGCTAAATGAAACTTTTTTGTACTTGGGCCCAGGATATTGCACCAGGAGGTTGCTGGTTTTGAGATTTATCGGTTGCTGGTCATAAAACACCGCCCAGATTCCTTCGCTGGCCAAAACCTGTTCGGTTTTATAGGTGCTTTTGTTGGTCTGTTCGATGAGAACAGTGGGTTTGGGTCGGCTCATAATATATTCCTATATTTATTTATGCCAAAATATAGGTAGTTTTAGAATGTACCGCCGCCCATTTCGATGGTTACTACTTCTTCTTTTTTGCTTGTTGCCGCCGCGGACCGCAGGTTTTCTAATTCCAGCAATAGACGTGTGATGTCGGCGTGCAGATCTTTGGCTTCGGTCATGCTCATGATATAGTCTCGGGCACCTCGTGCTTCGGCCCCTCTCAGACGATCAACAAATCTATTGATGTGTAAACTCATCGACAGCCTCCTGTTGTGAATGAAACGGCCCTTGATAACTGTAGCGTTGCACCACAATTAGTTTAGGATCATGCACCACGTACCAAGTGCGACTTTTTTTAATTTGGTACCACCCGGCCGCATACCAACTTTTGCTTTTGTGTGTTTTGGTATAGATTGGTACTTTGAGTTTTAGATCCCACATGGGATTGAACACACGTCCTGTGGTAGGATATCCATGCACTAATTTTTCAGCGGACTGTATTTTTTTAAGTTTAGGACCAGATACAAATTTCACATTGACGTGTCGCTCGACCATTCTTATGGTTTTGAATTGTGCGATCTGATCGTTTATTCTCACCTGGTATCCGCCGGCACAGGCCTCCACGTTACCTACCTTGCGATTGTTTTCTTGCAAGATCCAAAACTGTTTGTCTATCACGGGTTTAGCTATCAAAGTCATTTAATACTCCTTTGTATGTTTCATTCATCCATCGACCAAAACTGTCAGCCGATTCACTACACTTGTTCAGCTCATACTTTCCACAGAACTGCATGAATCTCACGCCCACCTGGCCCACGTCCTTGTGACTGATTTGTTCACGTATGGCAGAATCTACTACAGCCTTGATATCATTGGGTTGTGCCTTCAAATCAATCAAGGTCCTGTTGCGTTCATAGTCGTCTAGCACACGATGTTCCACACCGTCGGGATCCATCCAGCGTTGCAACATTAGGTTGTTCCAGGCATAGCCTTGCTTGGAACGGTCCTCAAATGCTTCCTGTAGGCCAACCTTGTTTTTAGTTCCCTTCGTACGAACACCAGGGAAGGCCGAGAACACATTATCCGACGAGTCTCCGCGCATGCACTTTTCGAACAGTAGCCATTCAGGATTAGGTATTTGCTTGGGTTCTTTAGATTTCTTATCGATGACTGGTTTACCCTTGGCATCAAAAATTCCTTCCGTGGTGATTAGTTCGTCGGTGATGCCGTTGTACTGCTGAACATTGGGTGCTACTAGTTGAACAAAATCAGTGTCACTGCTGACTATGACATGTTCGTCTTGGGGATGTAGTGCGATCCAGCGAGCTATGACGTCGTCGCCTTCGGCTGTAGCACAACGAATCACGCTACAGTTGGTTTTCTCACTCAAGTATTTAGTCAGCGCATCATAGGTTTCCCAGAACATTTTGTCTTCTTCAGCTTCGGCTTCAGTGAGTGCAGCACGGGCCACAGCACGGTTGTTTTTATAGGGCTTGTACATGTCCTTGCGCCAACTGCGTCCTTCCAGAGCAAAAACCATGTGATCAGCTTCAAAACGCCGGGCCATTTTGTTGGCGGCCATGAGTGTGACATGCAGGGCAAAGCCCACTTTTTCCCAGGTATCGGCCGCACGAAATGCACCATGTCGGGCACGAAAAAACATGTTTGCTGTGTCGATCAGCACATACTTCATAAAACCGCCTTAGATAAATTTGTTGTCAACAATGTATTGTAACATAAAACGGTGAAAATAGCTATGGCCATTGCGCCCAAAATGCCAACTATTGGGAGCAACAGTTTGTATACCGTTGTTTTTGAGTATGAGATCATAGGTCATGTTGGGGTCATAAGGGGAAATATAATTAATCCCCCAATTTTTCTTTTCAGATATAGATCCAAAATGATTGTTACCGTTAAAAAATATATGCTTGATATTTTGTGTCAATAATTCTTGATGAAACTGCCAGATGTCTTTGTGTGCTTGTTCGATTTTGATTTGCCAATCGGTACCCATGACAAAGTGTCGATATTTTTCCTGCAACTCTTGTGGCACATGATCAATTCCGCTGGAACCTACTTGATAATAGGTTCCTTCGTGTAACCATTCTTCTCGTTCCCAGGTGCTCCATTGAATAATAATCAAAAGATCTGCAGAACTATATTGGTGATTTTTCAACCATTCTCTAGTGGTTCGAATGATTCTGGCATTAGAACTGGCACTTTCTGCTGCACAATGAAAAGTTGCTTTCAAAGTCAAACTTAAAAGTTTACCCCAGCTTACAGCCAAATTATCTGGATGAGGTATTCTACCCAAATAATTCAAATCAGGATCATCTTCGGCGAATGCATGTGGATTGACTGCTTCGGCGGCTGCGGTATGGCTATCACCATTGACATACAGAATCATTGTTGTGTTAAGGCTTTTAAAGTTTCGGCTTCGACCACACGCTTGCGTAGACTGCTACTGCTGAATGAATGATCTCGACCGTTAAACACCAAATCAATATCACGTTGATAACATTCTTTTTTGCCAGTGAAATCTTTGTCTTCGTATTCTACACCCAGGATACGCACATCCACAGGTAGTATCAACAACAAGTCGATTAGATCTTGTTCGGTCTGATACACCACTACTTCATCCACATATCTGCAAGCGGCCAATTGTATTTGACGCTCTACAATGCTCTGTACCGGACGGTTCTTGGTATCAGGCCTATCAATTGTAGGATCAGTCTGCAAGCCACAGATAAGATAGTCGCAATGATTACGAGCTTCACTCAGCATGGCGATATGTCCGGCATGCAACATGTCAAAGGTACTGAATGTAATACCAATTTTTTTGCCTTCGGCATGCAGTTGTTTAATGTGATTGAATATCATGACACTTCTCTGCGTCCTTCGCCTAGGTCTCGGCTCTTGATTACCCTATCACGCTCAGGATTCATGGCTTCGTACTGTTCGAAGGTTTCCAGGACCACGTTGCGGCACACAGCAGTGAACCAACGATCCACAATGTCAGCATCGGTGTCTTTGGCATTCTTCTGGTAACCTGCACGTAG